ATGTTCTTTGAACGTACAGGAATACCTGTTAAGAAGCTTGTTATTATTATGACATGTGAGAACGGAGAGGTGACAGTGTACGAAGAGTATGATAAAATAAAGTATATGAAAAAATTAGTCCTTTACATTCAAAAATTTGTCGAAGAAAAAATCAATGAGTGCCAAAACAAAGATGCGTGAGATCCTGAAGAACAGATTGCTCTGTCAGGACAAATTTACTAATGACATTGAGAATCTTGTTAGTAACAACAACGAGATGAATTACATTGAGGCAATCTGTCACTATTGTGATGTGAACAACATCGAGGTAGAATCTGTCTCTAAACTCATCACCAAACCTTTGAAAGAAAAACTCAAAGGCAATGCCACTGACCTAAATTATCTAAAGAGAACATCTAAGGCAAAATTCTTTAGCATCTAATGAAGATCAAGGAGTGGACATTTGGAAAGATCCACAACCAATTACCTGAGGAAAGACTCAGAGAGGTAGCGGTTAGTGTCGACTACGTGAGAGAACAACGTGGTTTTTGGATAAGTAATTTCAGACAGTGCACTCCAGAAGAGATAGTAGAACTAGAGAAGGAAAGACCTACCACTAGGTTACTAAGCATACATGTTATCAATGGGTGCAACCTAGCATGTAGAGCATGTAATCATAACAGTAGTCTGTTAGGTGTGAACAGTAGGGTAGATATTGATGCACTGAAGGAAGATATAAAAAACATATTACCAAAGATACATGTGTGGAGTCACATCAGTATCATAGGCGGTGAACCATTATTAGAACCAAGGACTAAAGAAGTTGTTACAATCACAAGAGAAGTGGCAGAAGCAACAGGACAGAAATGTAATATAAAACTATTCAGCAATGGATCTAAACTAATACAGGAACAAGAATGGATTGCTGATGAGATGTTGAAAGGTGTAGTGTTTAGACTTACCTTCCACAAACCATGGTATACACCACAGGGATCTATAAATTGGGAAAACGCAGCAAAGTTTGTGAGGTATCTCAAGTCCAGAGGTGTGGATACAGAGAACTTGTTAGAGTTTAGTGAAGCATTTAGATTACTTGATGGTAAACCAAGACAGTGGTTTGACATTGTCAAGTATGAGATGAATGATGATAGTATAAAATATTATCCTTTTGAGGAGGGTGACCCTGAAGAGAGTTTCAAGCACTGCTCTTGCCCTAACAGTCAGTTATACAATGGACATCTATGGAAGTGCCCTATGATATCATATCTCAGGGAGTCTTTGCATGCTACAGATCAAGTAGATGATCCAGCATGGAAGAAGTATCTTGATTATAAACCCACAAGCATAAATGATACCGAAGAAAACATAAGGAAATCTTTTGATGAGGTGTTGAAGCCTCATGACATTTGTACGATGTGTCCACGTAATCCAGTTTGGTTTACTGCAACGAAGCAATTAGATGCTACAATGAAGAAAAACGTACCGATGTATGCTGAAGAAACCTATGACACCGTTTGATACTTACAAAGAGTATCTTGCATTCAAGAACCACTTTACGAGAGAGAAGTATGATTACCATAAGTATGGTGGTAGATCGAAAGCAAAGATAGAATCATTCTACAAGAGGAAGGATCGATATTTCTTTGAGAAAACATCAAGGAAGTATAAGGACAATGAGATACATAATTTTTTCCTTGCTAACTTTGTAGCAACAGATAATCCTGAGGGTGTGTGGATAGGAAATATAATAAGATCAGGAGAGGTAGTATATAAAGATTGGATGAGGAGATCAGAGAGTTTGTTCTATGATTTCAAGTCTCAGACTAATACATTACTTGAGACATATAAGATTGACGATTTGTTTGATACCTCAGAGGGTCATCCACCATTACTAAAAGAACATCTTGCCGGTAGATTTAGTGTAGAGAACATGTGTATCTACGAAAGACTATTCAAATTCTGTGATAAGTTTGATAAGAAGTTAGATGACCCTGTGTGGAGAGCAGTTGGTATGAAGATCAGAAAGTATTTGCCATTCATGAAGATAGATCGCACAAAATATAGAAGTTGGCTATTGACATGTGAATGAAAACTATATAAAATATTAGAAGAAATAAATCAAAGATGGCAGATTTTTTTGAGTCGGAGACAGTAAAGGAAGAGATGAAAAACATCTATGATCTACAGAAAGATCTCTACTCAGTTATACTAAAGTTTCCATACATGAGTCCTGATGCAAAGTGGCAACACATTGAAACATTGAAGGAACTATTAGAGAAGCAACAGATAATGTGGACAAGGATGTGTTTGTCTGAGGATCCAGAGGCAGTCAAGATGAAGAATAAATTAAAAGATCAAACTCATATGTTAGGGTTTGGAACTACAGATATGACCACCATATTTAAGAACATGAAAGACACCCTAGATAAGATGCAATCTCAACTAAAAAGATAATGTCATTTTTGATTCATAATTTACCACCATATTCGGTGTACGTGAGAAAAGAATTCTTATACGACCATCAGAAAGGTCATGGTGAGATAACACCTGGCACATGGATCTCAGTCAAGAGTGTGCAGCACAAAGCATTGTACTTTGAGACACTATTGACAGACTACGGTGCATTGTTTGACAAGTTACCGATTAGTGCATTCGTATGGAAGAAAGACTACAATCCTGATGAGTTACTACCACTTGATACATTACAGTTGTGGGATTGCTTTGACTATGATGTGACTGTGATAGAGAAACCCTTACTCAATCGCTGTTCCTTCTTTGGTAAGGACAGACAGATGCATGACGGACAATATTGTTTTACGATTGATAATTGTCATGCTCAGTCATCAACTCTGAACACAAACTACAGTCAAGATGATCCAGAACATAAATCTTTCAATATTATTGCATTAGATAACGGTCAGTTTGCTGCTCAACCTAACAATAGGATACAGTGGAGAGACATGAGTTTGATACCAGAGGACAAGCAGACACCAGACTTTGAAGTGTGCTCTCAAAACTATCAGGTAGAGAACACAGAGAAGTGGAGTGTCGGACACACCACAGAGTGGGCATATAAAACCAAACATGAGTTAGCAGATATTGATGATCAATATGCTCATCATTTTCAATCAACACCAGAAAAATGAACGAAAACCCCCTTGCATGGAGAAAAGAGTACCTAGCACGTAAGGCAGGACTCAGCAAACGTCAAAGAGAATTACTTGAGGAAGGACCTCACAGTTTATCTCAGAGTTGGTTACTTCAAGCAATGTATATTGATTACAAAAAAATTATGGGTATCAAAGAACCACCTTCCCGTGAGTCAGGATATCAAACTACCTTGAAGGAATGGTTCCAAAAACTTGATAAAGAATAGTACTTGACGACACCTAAATAGTATACTATACTAAACTTGCGTATGCAAGGTGTTAATCCACCAATCCATTCAATACGACGAATACTACGAGTCAAACTTATGACATTTGCAAATCTAAAAAAACAATCTCGCTTGGGAAATCTTACTTCTAAGTTGACCAAAGAGATAGAGAAAATGAATACGACTGGTTCATCAAATGCTGATGACCGTCTATGGAAATTAGAAGTAGACAAAGCAGGAAACGGTTATGCTGTAATCAGATTCCTCCCTGCACCTGACGGAGAAGAACTACCATGGGCAAAGGTATGGTCACATGCTTTCCAAGGACCTGGTGGTTGGTACATAGAAAATAGTCTAACTACACTTGGTCAAAAAGATCCTGTGTCAGAGTACAACAGACTACTATGGAACAGTGGCATAGATGCAGACAAAGACCTTGCACGTAAGCAGAAGAGAAAACTTACTTACATTGCAAACATCTATGTTGTAAAAGATCCAACCAATCCTCAGAATGAAGGTCAAACATTCTTATATAAATTTGGTAAGAAAATCTTTGACAAAATTACAGCAGCAATGCAACCTGAGTTTGAGGATGAGGAAGCAATCGATCCATTTGATTTCTGGCAGGGTGCTAACTTCAAGTTGAAGGCAAAGAACGTAGCAGGATACAGAAACTATGATAGTTCTGAGTTTGCTGCATCTTCTGCATTACTTGACGATGATGATGCACTTGAAGCACTATGGAAGAAGCAGTATTCTCTCAAAGAATTTACAAATCCATCTGAGTTCAAATCATATCAAGATTTAGAAACCAGATTGAATGCAGTTCTAAACAACAAGAGAGCACCTGTAGCAGCAGAAGTTGCTAATGAAGAGGAAGAGATCGTAACTGCAACACCAGAACCTGTTGTTGCATCTGCACCAGCATCAGTCACTGAAGATGATGATGCACTAAGTTACTTTCAAAAACTAGCAGAAGAGTAAGTGGAAATAAAGTCCTTCAAGGAACTTATAGGAGTCTGGGATGGTAAACTCACCGTCCTAGACTTTTCTTTTAATGAGATAAAAAAGTTATATGATAGTGATCCTGAGTCAGACGGATACTCTAACATAAATGGATGGCAGAAGATTGGATTACATAAGATGCCACAGTTCAATCCATTGAAAGAAATGATCATCAATAGATGTTATGATTACTTGGGGGAGCATGGTATAAGTAGACCAAGAGGACTAGAGTGTGTCCATTTATTTGCTAACATAAATCCTAAAGGTGCATCTAATAGTATGCATCATCATACTTACGGTCAAATCAGTGGGGTGTATTGGTTGAAAGCACCACTCAATAGTGGAGATCTAGTCATCATGAGTCCATTTACAAACAGATACCTCAATACATCATGTATTCCCAAGACAGACTACAATGCTCTTCAAATGAAACCAAAAGCAAACCAAGGTGTATTTTTCAACAGTAATCTAACACACTACGTTGACATCAACAGGTCGAACAAGGACAGAGTGTCTGTTGCTTTTCACATCTTAATTCATGCCTAAACCAAAAACGACTTTTTGTTTTCAGAAAAGGGCAAAAAAAACTCCGACCAAAAAATGACCCTTAAGGTTTTTTTATGAACAACATTATTATCATAGAAGAGAATATTGACGTAAAACCGTTTTTAGACGAAATGGACTTAGAAGACTGGAATTGGGTATCTAAGCAAAAAGGGACAGGTGGTGATAAGAACCCATATGGGTTTTTACCGTTAGTTTGGGCAAGAGTCGAAAAAGGTGAAGATCCAAAAAATGCGATGGGACAAAGAAAAACACCATTATACGATAAGTACAAAAATGTGCACAAATTTTGGGAAAGACATAATATAAAGGAAACAGGTAGAGCAGCATTCTTCCGACTAAAACCAGGCGATAAGGTTTTGAGGCATATTGATAAAGGGTTATATTAC